GCTCGGGTGTACGGTAATGCTTGGGTCTCCGGCGATGCTCGGGTGTATGACGCTGCTATGGTGTACGGCAAAGCTCAGGTGTACGGTAATGCTTGGGTCTCCGGCGATGCTCGGGTCTCCGATGATGCTCAGGTGTACGGTAATGCTTGGGTCTCCGGCGATGCTCGGGTCTCCGATGATGCTCGGGTGTGCGGCAATGCTCGGGTGTGTGATGCCCCTACGGAGAACGATGATGATGTGAATGTTACAGAAGAAGGTTGTTCTGAAAATACCGATATTCTTATCAAGATGGTGACTAATGAGTACATTTATTATTTTCAGCCCTCAAACGCATTTGTCGCCTCGGCTACAAAAATGATGGCTAATGCGAATATCGTTATTAGCCGAAAAACTAATAAGCTGGTGAAATGTCGTTATGCTCTTGAAGACCTTATTGATGAAAGGTTCAATCTAAAATAATTTTTAGATAATCCAATTCAAGTTTAGCATTATCGGGGGAGAGGTCAAACCACTCCCCTTTTTTTCGTATATGTCTTAAAGTTTCATGAATTTTCTTTTCTGCACTTCTCATTTCTTTTTCAGTGTCAAACTCTATATAATGGTGAACGACAATCTTTTCTGGATGACTTGTTTGAATGGTTCTCAATCGTGTTTGAAGATTATTTGTAAAACCTATTTTAACGGTAGATGAATTCTCTGGACCCATTGCATATACATAATAGGTCATGGTTTTATTCCAAGATCATTTTCTGTAATTACTGTAAACTCCCATAGTCTATCATCACAATATTCTTTTGCTGCTTTCCATTTTGCTTGATTGACTGCATATGTATAGACTTCATTTATATATTTTTTAGTTTTTCTTTTTTGTACTTTAGGACCATCTACTTGATATTGAGGTTTTATTTCAATGAGAAGAGTTTTTGAAGTACTGTCAGACTTCTTTATTTTTGTTAGAAAGTCTGGATAATATCTTCTAACTTTACCTGTAACTGGGTCTCTATAGGGAATAATAATTTCTTCGGAGGACCACCAAATAACGCTTGGATGATCGTCCAAGTATTTTTGTACTCTTAGTTCCCATGATGATCTATAAATAACATTCGATGGATCACCACGGTATTTTGAAGGATTTTTAAGTTGATAGCGACCTTGTATATATGCCATATAAATAACTAGAAGAACTTTTACACTCAAGGTATTTATATGGCAACAAGAGCAGATAGTAAGACTGTAGGAAATGCAAAACGCATTCAAGACCCAGGGCGTGACGGAAGATTATTCTTTCCAGAGAGTGTAGTAAACGATAATCACTTCATGCAGTTCCTTCCTAAGAAGTATGAATATGGAGGAGCAAATCGTCAAGGATTTGTCGAAAAGACTGACGTGGGTGGCGCTATCACGTTGCCTCTACCTAAGAATCTTGGAGAAGCATATTCCGCTGAATGGAGTTCGGAGTCTATAAGGGGAACTGGCGACGAGGCGGCTAGATTTACTGATGATGCTGGAGGTGGTAGAGGCGCTCTAAGTACTTTTACGGATCTAGCGATCGAACAGCTCATGAAGTTGGTTCAAAACGGTGTAATACCAATTAACGTTGCGACGGGAGCATTAGCTGGATCTGGAATCGCTTCTAATCCATATCTTGCTACTCTTTTCAAAGGTATCAACTTTAGAAAACATTCGTTCTCATTTGAATTGTTTGCAAAATCTCCTAAAGAGTCTGGGCAGATTAGACGAATTATTAATAGGTTTCGCTACAATATGCTTCCTGCTTATAATGTGAAATATAGATCGATTTTCGATTATCCTTCTATATTTCACATTGCATTTATGGACTCTTCATATTTGTTTGACTTCAAGCCATGCGTTCTTACAGATATGACTATCAACTATCATGGTCAGGGCGATGCATATTATTTTGATGTAAATGGCAATAAGATTCCAGCTTCGATCATTCTGGACCTATCTTTCACGGAAACAGAGATTGTCACGAAGGATGATTTCAACGATGAAGATACTCCAAAGCCTCGTGGATTTGCTAGTACGCCTAACAATACAACTACGGAGCCTGGACGATAATGCCTTCGTTTTACTTCAAAGAATTTCCTACAGTTTCATACGACTTAAAGAAGAATGGAAAGTTTGAACTTCTAACGAATATTACGCTTCGTTTCAAGATCAATCAAATTTTAAAATCCAAGCGAGCGCTATATTTCTCTTTCACGATTCCAGAAAACATGAAGGCGGATGCAGTTGCGTATGAGTTATATGGCGATGCGTCTTTGGATTGGCTTCTCTATCTCCTCAATGACATTTTCGATCCAGAGTATGACTGGCCACTTGATTCATTCTCTCTCAATAGATACATCAAAGAAAAATATGGATCGATTTCAACAGCACAATCCACGGTGCAGTATTATGAGAAAATTGTAGCACCAGCTAAGATTCTTTTCGATGGCACTATTATTCCTGAAAAGACATACAAGATCGATCAGACAACCTACAATACTCTAGGACCTTCTGAACGGCGCGAAGTATCCGCTTATGAATATGAGTTTCTTTTAAATGACAACAAAAGAAACATTTCGATTATAGATGAAAGTTACATCGGTGACATTCTAACTGCTATTGAGGATGAGTTGAATATAGATGGTTGAAACATATCGCCCCAATGAAATAACGATTGAATCTGTAGTTATAACAAATTTCGAAGGTAAAGCATTGAACCTTTCGAATATTTTGAAGAAATTTACAGTCCAAGAAAACATCTTTCAAAATACTATGAGTGCAACTGTAGAGATTTTGAACAGTATTGCTCTAGTAGAGAAGTTGCCAATCGTTGGTGAGGAATTCATCATCATGCGCTTCCATACACCTGGAGAGCGTATGAAGGAATATGTTTTCTATCTTGACAGTTTCAACAGGGTTCAATACGCAGATCGTGCAGAGATTTTGGAATTGTATCTAGTCTCTGTAGAAGAAATGGTAGACAGATTTTCAAGCGTGGATAAGTCTTTTAAGAATACGAGCATTCAAGAAATCGTAAAGGCTATCTATACGTCTAATATTAGAGGCGCTGTAAAATATCCTTCTGGTTCTGATATTGTAGTGAAGAGAAAACCCCTAGAGATTTCTCCAACGCAAGGTTCACATTCGTTTGTATCTTCTCACCGTCCATTCACGTTCATCAAATACTTAGCGGCACAGGCGGAATCTCCAACGTATCCTGACAGTGATTTTATTTTCTTTGAAAACTATCGAGGATTTTATTTTAAGACTGTTTCGGAACTTAGCACTGGAGAAGTTGTGGATAATTTCTACTACGGCTATAACACGAATGTTGATTTCTCCAATAGCGGTGAAGTAAAACAATATCAGGTTATCAGTTCCTTGACTTTCTCTAATAGTACCGATATGATTAACAATACTGACTTAGGATTGTTTTCAAATGAAGTATGCTTTTTTGATCCTCTTACAAAAACATATAAAGAGACTAGTTTTAACTACTATAAAGATTATGATCAATTCAAACAGCCTTTAGGTCAGTCGAAGGTGATTTCGGAAAAGAGCTTTCTATCTATTCCACAACCTTCAAGTTCTCATACGCGGTACATTCAAAGTACCGATCTAGTAAACTATGAAGCGATGGAATACATTAAGAATAATGATTCGAGTGCCGTAAAGAATGGTTTCAGACGCCATAGATTTCTCAATAGACTTATTACCAAGGCTGCACTGACGACTAATACAATAGGCATCAACTTTGTGATTCCTGGAAACACTACGTTGATTGCTGGTCAGGTTGTAAACGTCTTTGTGCCTGAAGGTTCTCAGGAAAAAGAAAGTTTAAGGAAATTTAACTATTTCTTTGGAAAAGATAATCCGAAGTTTCTCATAACAGGTTTAAAACACTACTATGAAAACAATCAATTTTACACATTGTTGGATTGTGTTAAGGCTGGATACGGCAGAAGGATAAAATCTAGAAATGAGTGAGATACTGGGTAAAAACTTCACCTGGTTTTGGGGCGTTGTAGAAGATATTGCAGATCCGTTAAAGACTGGCCGTGTGCGGGTGCGGGCGTATTTCTGGCACATTGCAGATAAAGTGAAGATGCCTACGGAAGAACTTCCATGGGCGCAAGTTGTTATGTCAGCTACAAATGCGAGTATCAGCGGTGTTGGAGAAGCGCCTGTCGGCTTAAAGCGCGGGTCTACAGTGTTAGGCTTCTTCTTGGATGGCGATCAAGCGCAAAGACCGATCGTCCTAGGATCATTACCCGGGATTCCTCCGTCATTGTCTGATATCAGTGTTGGCTTTAACGATCCCTCGGGCACATTTCCTAGATATGCAGGAGAGCCTGATACGAATAGACTTGCACGAAATGAAGGCGAAACTTTAAGTGCCTCTAAGAATGCTGGAAGAACCACTGGAGTATCATTAGCGAATAGTGATGAATCTTGGGACGAGCCTCCGAGTTCCTATGCGGCTACTTATCCGAACAATAAGGTTTTTGAAAGTGAAGCTGGGCACGTTATAGAAGTGGATGATACGGCGGGTGCTTCACGCATACATGAATATCACAAGGCAGGTACTTTTTATGAGATTGATGAAACTGGGAATAAAGTTACAAGGATCGTTGGAAACAACTATGAGATTGTGGCTGGAAACGATTATGTGAACATTAAAGGTACCTGTAACATTACGATTGATGGTAATGCGACAACTAAGGTTGCGGGCGATTGGAATATTGAGTGTGGTGGAAACTTCAAAGTTGTGGCTGATAGAATCGATCTAAACTAATGGCAGGCGTTCATAGAAATGGTGATAGTAGAGCGTGTGGAGCAACTACGGTTGTTACTAATCAATCTACTGTCTACGCGAATGGAAAATTGGTAGCAGTTCAGACAGACCCAAACAGTCATGGGGCTGGAGGTTTGAATGCTAGTATCAATCCTGGGACTGTCTTTATCGAAGGCAAAGAAATGGTAGTAAATGGTTCTTCGGCCGCCGCCGATTCATTGTGCCCTATTCTTGCAGGGCCTCACTGTGGACCTTCAGCAACTTCTGGGAGTAGTAATGTTTTTGCTTTTGAATGATATAAATATTCTAAAAGGTAAAGTACAATGGTAGCATACAAATCTGGTGCGACAAATCCACCTAGAAACGCTATAGTATTCAGCGATCTTCCTATGTCGTTTATTCCAAATCCTATTACAGGTAATGTAAAGGCTTTGAAGAATGAGCAAGCTATCAAGCGTGCTGTAAGAAACCTTATTCTGACAAACAAATATGAAAGACCATATTCGCCGAACAAAGGTGGGAATATTACAGCATTACTTTTTGAAGAGTTTTCATCTGCTACCCGTCTTGAAGTTATTGGAAAGATTCGAGATATAATCGAAGCTTACGAACCGAGAGCGGAAGTTCAAAGTGTAGATGTAAATCAGCAAGACGATCTAAATACTATAAAGATTTCCATCGTATTTAGACCATTGAACCAGATCGATAGTACCGAATTAGCCTTTACAGTTGAAAGAGTAAGATAAATGTCAGCAAATAGTGTTTTATCTATTACCAGTGTAAACTTTGATGAACTAAAAAACAACCTAAAAACGTATTTAAAAGCACAAGATCAGTTTGCCGACTATGATTTTGAAAGTTCAACTATGGCAATTCTGTTGGACCTTCTAGCGTATAATACGTACCATAATGCGTTCTACATGAATATGATTGGTAATGAGAGTTTTTTGGAATCCGCGCAGTTGAGAAATAGCGTAGTCTCACGCGCGAAGATGCTAGGATATACTCCAAGAAGTGCTAGAGGCGCAACCGCTTCGCTAAACGTGGTGGTAACTCCGGATGACACTCCAAGTAGCGTGACAGTACCAGCAAATACAACTTTTACAACTACCATCGATGATGTAACTTATACGTTTGTAACTTCAACAGCGTACAATCTAACATCTAACGGAGACAACTGGATAGGAACGATCAATATCAAGGAAGGCGATCCTCTTCAGTTTCGTTGGACTGTAGATACTTCTAATCCTACCCGATACATTATTCCAAATCCTAGTGTGGACACAACTTCCTTTTCAGTGAAAATTCAAGAATCGTCTTCAAATACGTCCGTCACCGCGTATCAACTTGGCACAGATATTACGACGGTTCAAGCTAACACTACTGCATACTTCATTGAGGAAAATGAAGATTCGCAATATGAGATTTATTTTGGCGATGACATTTTTGGAAGAAAGCCTCGAAATGGAAATATCGTTATTGTAGATTATCGCGTGTGTAACGGCACTGATACTAATGGCGCAAACACATTCTCAGCACCTGCTACGCTTGCTGGTTATTCTAACTTCTCATTTACGGTATCTTCACAAGCTTCTGGAGGTGCAAATACAGAAACTATCAACTCTATCAAGTATGTTGCACCAAAAACATTCGAAGCTCAAAACAGAATTGTCACCGCAGAAGATGTAAAAACCAGAATTCTTTCACAAAACGGTGATATTCAAGCGATCAATGTTTGGGGAGGCGAAGATAATAGCCCACCTCAATACGGTAAAGTTTATATCTCAGTAAAACCTAGAAATTCTACAATCATTTCTGATCAAAGAAAAGATTCAATCATTTCAGATTTGAACACTCAAAAAATCTTGACACTTGAACCTGTCATTGTAGACGCAACATTTCTTTTTGTAGTACCTACAGTGCAGGTCAAATACAATCCAGAAATCACCACATTATCTCCAGCCACAATCATTGATAAAATTCGAACTGCTATTATCAACTTCGAAACAAATAATCTAGGTGTGTTCGGAAATAAATTCTATCATTCTGATTTTGTATCTGCAATCGATAAAGCGGACACCAGTATCGTATCAGTCCTAGCCGATCTTCAACTTCAAAAAAGATTTGTGCCAGTCACAACCGCAGCTACACAATACAACCTTTCTTTCAATAATGCTTTGAAAAATCCTTACAGTGGATACCGGTATGCTGTAAGTAAATCAACTTCGTTCACTTTCAATGATCGTTCTAGTTCGTTCTTTGATGATGACGGTACTGGTAAACTAAGAGTTTATTACTTGCAAAATAATAATCGTGTTTATACCACCACAAATGCAGGAACCGTTGAATATCCTACAGGTCTTGTGACTATAAATAATCTACAGATTACTAATTATGTTGGTGATGAAGTGAAAGTAAATGTGGAACCAAAATCATATGATATCTCAGCAGTTCGAAATCAATTGATTTTGATTACTGATTTGAATCTTGAATTGACAAATGTGAAAACTGGCAATCGAGTTGCATCATTGAATAACATCAATACCCAAGGTCAAACCGCAACACTACTTCAAAGTCAAATCAGTAACGTAATTCTATGAGTATCGAAAATAAAGTTTCTGCCCTAATCGAATCTCAATTCCCAGAGTTTGCTCTTGAGGAAGGTCCTAAACTTGTCGCTTTCCTCAAAGCTTATTATGAATGGATGGAAACTTCCGGGCAAGCACTTTATGAAGCTAAAAAATTCCCCGAAAACCAAGATATCGATACCACATCCGATAAATTTTTAGAATACTTCAAAAGAGAAATTCTAAACTCTATACCAGATGATATTCTTGTCAATAAAAGATTTCTAGCAAAACATATCAAAGAACTATATCTCTCAAAAGGAACCGAACAATCTTACCGATTTCTTTTTAGAGCATTGTTCGATGAAGAAATTGACGTTTATTATCCTAGTGAATATATTCTCAAAACTTCAGATGGGCGCTGGAGTGTTGATAAAACAATCCGATTGACTTCTTTAGCAAGTTCTAACGCAACTCTCTTTGACGGAAAAATTGTCACTGGGCAAACCTCAGGTGCTAAAGCAAGAGTCAATGGTTTCGCCTTTACTGAAGAATATGGAGTAAAAGTTACAGAACTTTTTCTAAAAAATATTGTTGGCGAATTTAGTGACGGCGAAACTGTTATCAATGAAGATAATACGAATTCTGGCGTACTTTTCAACGATACTGGTGTACTCAAAAATGTTGTTGTCACTAAAGGTGGAGTAAATCATAGAGCTGGAGATGTAGTCAATCTTATTGCTGCATCGGGTTCTGGTGCAAATGGTGTTGTTTCTGGAACCACCGATCAATCTGCAATCACTTTTACTATTACAAATGGTGGTAGTGGTTATACTACAAATGCAGCTATTACTATTAGTGGTCCGGGTGAGGATGCAAGTTTTATTATCACTTCTATTTCAAACACAGAAGTTGTTTCCCTCAACAGAGACACTATCGCACCTTTAGCTTCGGTAGTATTGAATACAGGTCCTACTTTTGTTTCTGGAGGTGCAAATACGAGTGCGATAAGTGCAAATTTAGCTACCGCTAATGTTTCTTCCGTTCTTAGTTCCGTTCTATTTTTCGCAAACGTTACTGTAGGGACAATCAATTCTATTAGTGTTTTGAATAATGGTTTTGGCTATTCTTCATTACCAACCGTAACTGTTATTGAAGATGAAGTTGCTGCACAAGACTTTGTAGATGTTTCTGGTGGATTCAAAGGTGAAAATGCAGTTATAACACCTTTACATGTTCCAGGCGCTATAACTCGAATTGATATCAACAATGCTGGCACTTCTTATAGCAAATTTGAACCTCTAACAGTTGTAAACCAATCACGTGGTGGAACAACAAATGCTATTGCAAGCCCTATCATTTCTGGTCAAGTAACCTACCCAGGAAAATACAGTGATACCAAAGGATTTCTTTCTTGGGATCAAAGACTTCAAGATGGCAACTTCTATCAAGAATATTCATATGTCATTAGATCGACACAATCGATAGCCGATTATAAAGAAATTACAAAGAAGATTCTTCATCCAGCAGGCACGAAACAATTTGGTGAATTCAAAATTATTTCGAATGTGAATCAGATAAATGATATTGAATTAGATTTAGTAAGCTCTCTTATCACGGTTGAAGCAAATATCAATGTTCCAGAAATAGTAGCTACTGTAGCTTCTCAGTATGCTCCAGAAGGAATTACACAAGTTTATGAATATGAAACCGAAATTGTTCTTCCTGTAAGTCTTGCAAGTCTTCAAAGTGAAACTGTACAGTATATTAAAGGTACTGGTACTATTAGTATATCTAATGTCAATCTTATTAGTGCATATTCGAATACAGTTATTAGTGGATACGCTTCAACACCTATTGGCGCACTTGGAAGCCCTAACTATCTCAATGGTAATAATACAATCTTTGAAAGTGAACTTTATAGCGGACAAAGAATCTTTATTGTTGATAATGATGGTGTATATGCGAATGGGCTTTACATTGTCGAAACAGTATCTTCGAATGTGGTTACTTCACTTACATATGATTATGTTTCTACTGTATTGGCGAATGGTTCGTTCTATTATTCTGATCCTGTTTATGAACTTGACTGGGGTGGGGTTAGTGCTAATGCAACCATTGTAATTGATTATGGTTCAGTTACGGGTGTTGCTAATGTTGAAACCACTTATGGTATCGTATAAATAAGTAAAAAGAAGAGAAAAAATGGCAGATATCTATCAGGTTCAAATACGATCAGGTACCGCGGCACAAGTTGATGCCTTCACGGGAGCGGCTGGTGAACTTACTTATGACACTGATACTGGGCAACTTAGAGTACACGATGGAAGTACTGTCGGTGGACTTAAGGTCCCTCAAGCAGGTAGTGCAAGTACTTTTGGAGCGCTTACAGCAGATTCATTAGATAAAGCTGCTATTGGCACAACTAATGCTAATACTGGTAACTTCACGTCTCTTACAGCAACTTCACTATCAGTACCGAGCATAAATGGACCTTCTATTGGTAACACATTAGCAAACACTGGTAACTTCACGTCTCTTAGTGCTACTTCTTTTTCAGTGCCGAGCATAAATGGACCTTCTATTGGTAACACATTAGCAAACACTGGTAACTTCACGTCTCTTACAGCAACTTCACTATCAGTACCGAGCATAAACGGCCCTTCTATTGGTAACACATTAGCGAATACAGGTGCCTTCACGTCTCTTAGTGCTACCTCATTGTCTGTTCCAAGTATCAATGGGCCAAGTATTGGAGATACATTAGCGAATACAGGTGTCTTCACGTCTCTTAGTGCTACCTCATTGTCTGTTCC